ATGAACGTTCAGTTACTCGCTTGCGTTATCGTTCTCATGCTCTTGTGCATCGGGTGTGTCGGTATGCTGCGTCTGTACTTGTACATGGCGCAGCTCACGCTACCGCTCATTTTCAAGCTCTTGTGCGTCATACTTATCATAATAATTGTGAGGTGAAATCATGTACTATCTCTATCTCAGGCACGCGACCAGATCGCGCCCAGAGCGCACCCAGTACAGGGACGTCGACCTGACAGCTCTGACGCATTTCGCGCGCGGTTACATTCGCGGAATCAATGACGCTTCGCGCGATGGGCGCTATACTGGCTTAGTCTGTGACGAACAGGCGCTGCCCGTTGTAAAAATCACTATGGAGGGAGCGATCCGCAATGCGTGAGGAATACGTCATAAGCTCTGAAACGGAATGTATCTGCACTGACCGGTGGCAAGACGTCCAGCAGTATCAAGCGGAACACAAGACGCTTCACTACGTCGGCGCGCAGCTGGACAAGTCGCGGAATGTTGTTATTCTCAAATTCGTTGATACTGGGAGGTATCCAGAATGAAAAATGACGACTGGATGATTATTGTGCTGCTTTTCTTGGTTATCATCGCCTTCGTGTTTTATGCTGTTTATATCCGTTCTGTATGGACTGCGGATTTACCGTGGTGGCTAAAACTCAAATTAATAGGAGGCTGACGAAATGAGTCGCGAAAACTGCAACACATATATAATTAATGGCGTCGTGGAAATCCGATCGTATCAGGCATACCTCAATTATTATTTTGAGGTATTAAAGCCCGCGGGCTTGACCACGATTTGCAGCCGCACAGAAGATAGACGCGGGCGCATGTGCTTCTATCTCCAAACTGTCGAGAGGGCGAGAGCATGAGCGGACTATACCTTGACAGCGGATTTGTTAACGCGCGCGTCTGGTTTGACGATCCAGCGCCATTTATTGTCGCTCTCGGCGGGCGCGGCATCGGCAAGACGTTTGGCGCGCTCTCCGTTTTTGCGGAGGGCGCCGCCGACGCGGGAAAGTTGGTTTACATGCGCCGCACTCAAGCGCAGATCGACGCATGCAAGCTGCCAGAGCTGAACCCTTTCAAGTCTGTCAACGACGTTTGTGGCACCAACATTCTGCTGACCGCAATGGGGAAATACACAGCTGGTATTTACAATGGAAAAGAGGTCGACGGCGTCATGAAACCAGACGGCGAGCCGCGCGGAATCGGTATTGCGCTTTCGGTCTTCTCTAACATTCGCGGCGTTGACGGTCTGGGGTATGAGACGGTCATATACGACGAATTCATAAAGGAGAGCCATGAGCGCCCGATCCGTAACGAGGGCGACGCTTTCCTCAACTGCTACGAAACATTAAACCGTAACCGAGAGCTGCAAGGGCGCCAGCCGCTGAAAATGATCTTGCTTTCCAACACAAACGATCTCGCAAGCCCTGTCCTTGCGTCCATGGGTCTGATAGAAGTCATTGAACGTATGCAGCGACGCGGCAAAGAGCGCGGAACCGCTGCAGGCGGCGCGGTGTCAATCTATCTGTACCAGGATAGCCCGATCAGCGCGGCAAAGAAAAACACCGCGCTGTACAAGTTAACCAACGCGGGCGGAGACTTTGCGTCAATGGCGCTTGATAACGCCTTTTCAGCTGCAAACTATGAATTTGTAGAGCAGCGCCCGATCGCGGAATATACACCGCTTGTCAGCGTCGGAAATGTGACGGTATATCGGCACAAAACACAGCGTTCTTTCTATGTCGTTCGCGGCGTTAAGGCGAAACAGCATTACAGCACGCTGCCGCTCAATCTAAAGGCTTTTCGGCATGACCACTGGTATCTATATGAGGCATTATTAAATAGGGAGCTGCGGTATAGTTCCGCCGCCGTAAAAATAGAATTCGAGTCTGTTTGGAGGTAATAGCTATGGCAAAACGCAGTGAGAGCACAAGAGCGCGACGCGCGTCTCTGAGGACGCAGCTGCAAGGCGCGACGTATTCACAATTAAAGGGCTTGTTTGAATCTGGTAAATTGAGCGAGTCCGATCTTCGCCTGTACTATTCCGACGTCCGATCCGACATGCAGCGTCAAATCAAGCGTATCGAAAAATCCGACGTCAAATTCGTTGACAAGCCAGACGCGCCGCCGAGCGCGCGCACGCTCAAAAATCCGCTTGACGTTGCAAAAGCTGCCGCTGCTGCAAATAGCTTTGTGCAGAATAAAAGCATGTCCACCGTAAAGGGGCGGCGCGCTGTGCGTGCAAAGTCAATCGCGACCCTGCACGCGCGCGGGATCACGCAAGTCAACGAAAAGAATTATGATTTATGGGTCAGGTTTTCACGCTGGTATGAGCAGCAAGCGAAACATTACGGATACGGGTCTGACAGCTTAGAAGTCACAGAAATTTTTGAAGCTGCCGACGAACAGGGGCTTGACAGCTCTGAGGAATGGCAAGACTTGTTTGACAATTATATTGAGGACGGGACGTGGTTATAAATGCCTGTCTGCTGGGAAGCATCATACAATTATAATAATCTGCAATTCTGCGAGGCGCCGCGCCCGCTGGGGGTCAGCGCGCGTCACAGCTACGCGGACGCCGTCTGTGCTTTCGATATTGAAACAAGCCGCTTTCGGGAAGTCGAGCAAAGCGTTATGTACATTTGGCAATTCTGTTTAGACTTCCCAGACGGTCACGACGTTGTGTTGCTGGGTCGAACATGGCAGGAATTCAAGCATATGTGCATGATGATACAGCGGCGTCTTCATGGCATGTCTCTCAAAATCTGGATTCATAACGCAAGCTATGAATTCCAGTTTTTGAGCGGCATATATGAATTTCAGCCCGACGAGGTTTTCGCCATGGAGCCGCGCCAAATTCTTGATTTCAGCATGTATAAACACTTCGAGTTTTTCTGTTCATACAAGTTGTTCAACATGAGTTTGAGCGCGGCGACGGCGAAATATGCGCCTGACTATCACAAGCGGGACGGTCGACAATACGGATATGATGAGCGGCGTTTTTCTGATACGCCGCTATCCCGCAAAGAGTTGTTATACTGTGTTTATGACGTATGGGGATTGTGCAAGGCTATACGCGGCATCATGCAGCTGTTTCAAGACGATCTATACACGATTCCACGAACGTCGACGGGATATGTCCGCCGCGAGGTCAAGCGGGAAATGCAGCCTTATCATAGCTATCTTGTCGATAGATACCCAGACTATGAGTTATATAAGTTGTTGCGCGCAGCGTTTCGTGGCGGCAATACGCACGCGAGCCGCTTTTACGCGGGCGAGATTCTGCACGACGTCGCCAGCGTGGACATATCCAGCAGCTACCCGTCGCAACAGTGCTGCAAGCAGTACCCTGTTGAGAAATTCCGCCGCAGCTACGACGGGCGCATTTCGTATTTGCACCTGTGCCGCGATCGCGGGCGCGCAGCCCTCATACATTGCCGATTGACTCGCGTCGAGCTGCAGACGCCTTTTGTGCATATACCTTATTTGCCCGTCGCAAAATGCTTATACGCGCGCGGCGTCCACGCGGATAATGGGCGCATACTGAGCGCCGCCGAGATCGAAATTGTCATAACGGACATTGATTTTGAAATCATAGAGCGTCAATACAAATTCGATTATGAAATGCTGGATTTATGGTTATCGTGGTATGGGGAGCTGCCCGCGCCGCTGGTGGAGATAAACAAGCGCTATTTTGCAGCAAAGACACAGCTAAAGGGCGTCCAAGAACAGGAGTTATACTATTTTAAATCCAAGAACCTGTTGAACGCGATCTATGGAATGTCCGTTATGGATCCTGTGCGCCTGCGGATAAACTATGAGGGCGGAGAGTACAAGCTTGACATGCTGCAGCGCCCAGAGGATATTTTGAAGCGCAGCGGAAAGCAGCCCTACACTTTGTATCAATACGGAGTCTGGACGACAGCGCACGCCCGCGCCGATCTACAGCGGGGGATTGACATATGCGGCGACAATATCGTCTATGTCGATACAGACAGCTGCAAATATATCGCGTCTCCGTCGATAGACTTTTCAGCGTATAACGCTGAGCGGCAGCGCGTCGCCGTCGAGCGCGGCGCATGGGCGACTGACAAACACGGAAACGCTCATTACATGGGTGTTTATGAGGACGACGGCAGTTATTCGCGTTTTATCACTCTCGGAGCGAAAAAGTACGCATATGAAGACAGCGACGGCGGATTGCATATCACGATCGCGGGAGTGCCGAAAAAGGCAGGCGCGGCGGAGCTGTCGCGCAAGGGAGGTCTGGAAGCGTTCACGCGCGGATTTGAATTCACAGAGACGGGCAAACTTGAGGCTGTTTATAACGATGGCACAATAAAGCATGTAGAGCTTGACGGACATGTAATAGACATTACAAAAAATGTTTGTCTGCGACCAACGACATATAAACTTGATATAACCGAAGAATATGCCTGTGTTTTGGACGATTCGTTAAAACTGCTGAGAAAAGTTAAGCAAGATTGTATAAAATGCCAGTTGCGTTAAAAAGTTGCAAGTGCTATTATAAATAATGTAAATATGCTGTCCTATCGGCATAACGGGGAGAAAGTGAGATATACCATGACTATCATCCAGACCAACGTTGACCAGAACGACAAGCGCGCCCTTTACAAGCTGACCAAGTCCAGCGGACTCATGGCGCAGGACGCGCCCGACGGCGTGAGCATCCCTGTTTCCATCTGGGCGCTGTACTCCGATCCGAAAGAGGCGCGCGACGGCACCGTCAAGGATCAGACCGTCTTGTCCTTTGTCAGCACCGACGGCAGCAAGTACAGCACCATTTCCGCAACGTTCATCCGCGAGTTCACCGACATTGTCGGGATCATGGACGGCGAGCCGTTTGCAATCCTTATCCGCCATGGCACCACGCGCGGCGGCAAGAAATTCGTGACCTGCGAGCTTGACTGCGATTACACCGCGTGAGCGCAAAACAAAAAGCACCGAGGCATTGCCTCGGTGCTTTTTGTTTGGATCAGTGCTTGAAAATCGCCTTGTCGATCTGGAAGCCGTTTTCGTCTTCCAGCACGATCGTGTGAGTGCCAACGTCGGAGACGGCAGCCGCGGCGCATTTGGTGTGGAACAGGGCGCGCGCCTCCTGTTCGACGGTTCCCGCGCCGAAAGTGAGCTGTCCGTCGGGGTTGGTCTGGTATTCGTTGACGATGAAACGCATGGTGTTTTCCTCCTATTAAGAATTAAGCATCGCGGTAATTTCTGCGCCGATCGTGGTTATAACCGCGTTTACTCCGATCTGGATGGTGCCGCCGCTCTGAATTGGGGCGGTCACTTTTGCGAGCGTGCGATTATTAATAATGATAAAATCATTTACCGCATACGCCCGCGTCGTCACGTTGGTAGACTCATGATTCAAACCAATCAGGGAAGCCGCCGCGCAATTGTCCACCGCGTCGGAAATAGTCTGAATATAATCATTGTACTCGATCGTCGCGGTGCCGTAGCTTGTCGTGATCGTGACGGTGCCCTCCGTGACGGAATCGACATGCAGCGGAGACAGCACAGTTTCGACGGGGATAGTCTCCCATACGGTGAGCGTGTACGGTTCGCCATTCTCATAGAGGTCTGCAAGATGCGCTTTCCATGCCGCTGCTGTGTAGCTGCCGCTGCTTGCGGGACGGATAGCGAGCATAGCGCCGCCGAGCGTGTTGCTGTTGAACACATTAAAGCCCTGTACTGTGTTGCTGCTTGCGATAGAAACCTGTTCCGCTCTATTGCACAGGGCATTTGCGTCTACATCTACACTGCCGATCTCGCCAAGCTTGAGAGCAAAGTAACGACGATTTGCGGTTCCGCCAGATACGACCCAGTTTTCTGTGCCGTCGAATACATAATATCTGCCATGCGAACGCACAGAAGCGGACAGCAAATCTACAATGCCAGAATAAAAAGCGCTGGGGAGCGTCACGGTCTTACCGCTTATAGTTACGCTGGTAATAGGGGCGATCTGGGCGGGCGTTTCTTCGCTGGGCGTTCCGCTCTGCCTGGGCGGAATCATGACATATGCGCTCTTGAGCAATGCGCGATGCGGAATGTTGGCAGATACGCTTGCACCTGTCACAGAGGCAAGATTATACAGCGGGTTAATTTTTGCGTCCTGCGCGGCGTCGATCGCGTCTTGATCCGCAGCTGTCCGATAACTGTCAGGGATCGTCTGCAGCGCGGTGTCAGCTTTATCAAGAGACGCCTGCACGCTTGCGGAGAGGTCGCTTTTCGGAATTCCTGTGTCGGGCTTGACATAGACGGTGCCTATCTCGCCCGCGATCGCGGCAACTTGATCGCTCAAGGTGAGCACTTGCTTGATGATCCAATCAAGATTCAAGTTGTTCAACTGCGTATGCGGGAATTTCCCGCTGCCCCAGAATTTAGCCATTGTTTCCATTCACCTCCTGTTCAAGAGCAGCGACGCGAGCCTCAAGCTCTGCCACCTTATCAAGCAGCCAATCGAGGTTTACGTTGTTAAGGTTGGTATAGGGAAAACCGATGTTGTCCATATCTGCGCCTCCTTATTTTAATATACCTGCACACAGAAACGGTCTTTAAAGGACTGCACGATGAAATCATAGACGGAAAAGTTGCTGATCTCGCGGAATCCTGCTATCATCTGCTGCGCGGTAGTAACGCCTATATTACCATGCAGGTGAGTAGTCACAGTTTCGGAACCTGTGCCGCTCTGCTGGGCGCTGTCGCTGCTTTGGGTGGTAGTGCTGCCGCTGCCCTGTGTCGTCGTTTTGCCTGTGTCCTTGAAAGTGTCCGTGTTAAATGCTGTCTGCGATCCTGTCGAGGTGCCGTTGCTCTGTTCCGTCACATTTGAGCTGCCCGTCGAGCTGCCCGTCGAACTGCTGGTTATACTGCGGGATATATCCTCGTAACGGTCGAAGTTCTCAATCGGGTTATACTCGAATTCTGTGCTTTCCTGCATAGCTGCCCATATACGAGCCTCTTTTTTGCTCCATACTCCAATCAGCATACGCATGAAATCATAATCGGGATAGAGCAGGGCAAAGTCGCTGCACTCGGTACAGATTTCAGGAATCAGTATATCCCTGTCAACGCCGTCTGGCAGTTCCAAATTATCAAAAATGCCCTCGTTGTACTCATACAGACCGAGGATAGAAAGAGAAGCAAACATTACTCGTTTTCACCTCCTACGGGGAGCGTGCTTTCAATCACAGGGTATTTCTTCTCCGCCTTGAGTGACAAGCCGAAAAGGTCGTTAGCCTGCTGCATGCCCTCATTAAGCGTCTGGACAAACAGGTCGAGCAGCGTGTCGGTTTCGATGTTGTTTGCGTTCACCTCGTCCACGATCTGACGCTCTTTCTTTTCGCTGTTCGGGTTGCTGGGAATACCAACGAAAGAATCGAATTCAGACATGATCGAGCGCATATCTGCCGACAGGTCAGGCGCTATATAGTTCTGCTTGAGGTTGTTCACAAACTCAAACCATCTGGGTTTGCCATCTTTGCCGAAAAGATTCTGACCCGTTGCGACAGCGGGCACGCCGCTCTGGATCACGTCGAAAAGTTTTTCAAAAGACGCTGCCTGCCCTTTGTTTTCCGCGCCGATCACATATGCCAATTTGCTGTTTTGCGTGTTCAGCTGCCATGCCTCATACGCGAGAGCGAGCCGCGTTGCATATGTGGTTACAATATCGTCAATTCCTGAAAAGTCAGGCTGTAACTTTATCAGAGCGCAGTTTTTCCCAACTTCCCAACCGTTGGGCGGTGCCATAAACAGCGGATTTGCAGTCATGAACCGCGTTGGCTGGTAAAACACATTTCGCCCGTAAAAGCTTCCCGCCTGAAAGATCGCTCCATAGCGGGGAACGTCGACAACAGCGCCGAAACCGAAACAGAACAGTGTCAGCGCTACATAGTTCTCCGCCCAGCTGTCAGGCAGCGTCAACTTGATTGCGGAAATTGCGCGCTTCATGAGGTAACGGCAATAGAAATTCGTCGTGGCGTTGTCGGTTGTGTGGACTCCATACGGTGAGACGCTCGCGTTAGCGATGTTCATAGCGCGGTACTTAATAGGTACGTCCATTATCGTTTCCACATCTCCTTTAATTTGAATAATAGCCAAATTGGTATCTTTTTATGATACGGGGCGCCGCTTAAAATCTGATACGCGGTGTATGCATCATTCACGCGGGCGTAATAATCCGAAATATACAGAGGCCCTTCATAGCAGGCAAAAAAGCAAAACAACGCGCTTTCAAGATCGTCTATCGTGGCAAACTGCGCTTGTGAAATCGTGCTGCCGTCGCCCCATGTATTGAGTATGTTATCACGCATGGAGGCGAGCTGCGCGTCATAGTTCCAGTAGCTGCGCCAACAATACGGAGTCCATTTAGACAGATAGTCATTTACGAGTACGTCCATCTGAGCGCTGCCGTCGTTCGGAGACGCGCCCGCTGTAACTGATCCTGTCGAGAGGTTTGGAGCGTAATCATTTACCCAGCTACAGTCATTAATATAGCCGCTCGCGGGCGTGAATTGGAATAGACCATAACCGCCCGAATAGTTGACACTATCTCCTTGCCAACGCCATGGATTGAGCGCGCTTTCATTATAACAGTTCGCTACTACAGCGGCTTGCGCCTCCAGCGTATAAGAGGCATCGTCCATCCAGTAATGCATTTCATAGATGTTTCCTGTGCCCTCCGCGCT